AGTTGTCTGTTGGTGAGAAGAATACCGCTAATTATAAGCGGTTTCTTCGTCTTTATGGTGATACTGATTTAACTTATCTTCAGTATCTTCAAACGCAGCGTGATGCTGCGGTTAACTCTTTTCGTTCATCTATTAAAACTCGTAATTTATGAGCAAGTCTTCTTCTCCTGTTTTGGAGATTGTAGATGATGTACTTTCTTCTAATTTGACGTTGCATCATCGTCCTCGTTTTCGCAATGCTGCGAATGTTTTTCTTTATGGTAATCGTTTTGCTGAGCGTAAGTCTGAATTACCTTCTAATACTGTTCCTGACCAGACGCTTTCTATGCGTGATCTTCTTAATCGTCACAATTCTGGTGGAAAGGTTAAAACCTTTCATACTGTTTATACTGGTGACGATACTTCTATTCCTGAGGGTTTAGAGCGCATGTCTAAGCTTGAGCGTGCCCAGATGGCTATGGATTTGCGCGATTTTGTGGCTACTACTCGTGGCCAGATTGTTTCTAAGCGCGAAGCGCGTAAGCGTGCAGAGGCTGACGCTTTGATTGAAAAGCGTGTTTCTGAGGCTCTTGCTAACCGTGTTTCTGTTGTGGCGGATGAAGCATCGGGAAAATAGGGCTTCCTAATTTTCTCGGTCTTCGTATCATCCGCCCTATTTTTGCGTGCTTCAACGCAGCCCGCGGCAGGCGTGTTTAGTGTGTACTTTCTGCTACTTCGGTTTGATATCCCCGTGCGACGCAAGTCGTTCGGGGTTTTTTTATGTACGTTTATCTATTATTAGCCATTCTTACTTGTTGTATTATGGCTAATTGACACCAAAGTGTCTATTATTGTAGTGCGTTTGGGAGCGAAGCGTAGCGTCAGCGACCTTAAGCTATACAGTTCTTTGACATCTTGGTTGTCGTTTATTTATTAAGACGACTAGCGCAGCCCTTAGGCGAAGCGTGTCGTCTCGTGTGTGTCCCGGTTCCGGGACTGTTCTTGTATCTCCTTACATTTTTAATGTATTGTAATTGCTTTACTTTTTTTCTCATTGGTGCGACACATTGCACCGTTTCATGTTTTTATTATGCGTTACTCTCGTAGTCGTTCTCGCCGCCGTCGTGGTGGTCGTTCTTCTAATGGTACGTATTCTCGCCCTCGTGGTGGTATCCGTCTCTAATTTTTTTTTTATGCCTTTACTTGCTGCTGCCGCCCCTATTATTGGCGGCCTTCTCAATTCTGCTTCTTCTCTTTGGACTAATCATCAGTCTCAAAAGTTTTCTGAGAAGATGTACGATCGTACTCGTTCTGATAATCTCCAATTTTGGAATATGCAGAATGATTATAATTCCCCCGCGTCCCAAATGGCTCGTTTCAAGTCTGCTGGGTTAAATCCTAACTTGATTTATGGACAAGGTAATTCTGGCAATGCTGGTTCTATTCCTACCCCCGAAGTTAAGGCGGTGGATTTTAAAGATCCTCGTGTTGGTGATGCTACTCCTGATCCTCTTAGTATTCTTCTCGCGCAGGCCGATTTAAAGATTAAGGCCGCGCAAGCTGACAATTTACAGGTTCAGAATGATGTCATTCGTGAGGATGCTATGCTTCGTCGTTTTCAGGCTCAACGTGCTGGTTTTGATCTTGCCTTCGAGCAGGAATTGAGACCTTTCTCTGCTGATGCTCGCCGTGAGTCTGTTCGTCAAATGCGCACTTCTACTTATCTTTCCCTCAATCGTGATGCCCGTGAAGCTGCTTCTAATGCTACGTCTATCAATGAAGCCATTGAGCGTATGCTTTCTATTCGTGAGCAGCGTACTAATACCGTCCTTGATCGTTCCAAGACTTATTCTGATATGCGTCTTCAACGTGCTCAGATTGATGAGATTCGGCAGCGTATTGAGATTTCCAAGAAAGAGGGTATTTTAAAGGATTTGGATGTTAAGTTTTCTCGTGATAATATTCGTCCGGGCGACCCTCTTTGGTATCGTCTTCTTTCTCAGGCTCTTGGTCAGATTTTTGAAGTTCCGTCTTTTAGTCCTCCGGCATCCGTGCCGGGTTACCGTGAATTTGGCAAATATTAATTTTACCTTCTATTTTTTTTTCGTTTATGAAACGATCAGTTAATGTTTTTACGGAGGGTTTTGAGAAAACCCCTGATTCTTCTACGTTTGACCTTTCTCATGAGGTTAAGCTTACTTTTGGAATGGGTGAACTCATTCCGGTTTGTTGTATGGAGGCTGTTCCCGGTGATCGCTTTGAGATTGATTATGTTAATATGGCTCGACTTGCTCCTATGATTGCTCCTGTTATGCATCGGGTTCGTTTTCATACTGAGTATTTTTTCGTTCCCAATCGTATTCTTTGGGAAGGATGGGAGGATTTTATTACCGGTATTGGTTCGGAAGCTGCTCCTTGGATTGAGATGAATGATATTTATTCTAGTGGCACTCTTGCTGATTACTTGGGTGTTCCTCCCGGTGACTATACCAATCAACCTATTAAGCTTTCAGCAATTCAGGTTGCCGCTTATTATAAGATTTATGATGATTGGTATAGAGACCAGAATCAGCAATCTGAGCAGTTTACTCCTCTTGTTGCTGGTGATAATGGTGCTTACCATGATCGTTTTGTTGCTCCACCTCTTAAGCGCGCATGGGAACATGATTATTTTACTTCTGCGCTCCCTACTTCTCAGCAGGGTACTGATGTTGAAATTCCTCTTACTTTTCAGGATAATGTCCCTGTCGAGTTTGTAGCAAATTCTCTTGCTGGTATTATTAAAACTCCTGCTGGTGGTAATGCTGGTGGTCTCGATCTTGGTTCTGAAAATGCTACTCCTTCCTATATGGAAGCTGTAGGTGGTGGTCAGAATTTGGTTTATGACCCTAACGGCACTTTGGTGGTTGATATTCAATCTGATGCCGCCACCATTAATGATCTTCGTGAGGCTTTTTCCCTTCAGGCTTTTCTTGAAAAGTCTATACGTGGTGGTCTTCGTTATATTGAGCAAATTTGGTCTCATTTCCGTGTTAAGTCTTCTGATGCTCGTTTGCAGCGTGCTGAAATGATTGGTCGCTCAACTCAAAATATTGTTATTTCCGAGGTTCTTGCCACTGCTCAGTCTAACAATGATGGTGCTACTGCTGAGGTTGCTGTTGGCTCTATGGCTGGGCATGGTATTTCTGTTGGCGGTAATGAGCGAGTCTCTTTTTATGCTGAGGAGCATGGTTTTGTTATTGGTATTATTTCCGTTTTGCCTGACACTGCGTATCAGGATGGTTTGCATAAGTCGTTTTTCCGTTTTGATCGTCTTGATTATTTGTGGCCTGAGTTTGCGAATCTTGGCGAGCAGTCTATTTTGGCTCAAGAATTGATGTGCCATGATTTAGATGGTACTGACGACCCTTTGCAGCATTGGGGTTATGTCCCTCGTTATTCTGAGTATCGTTTTATGAATTCTCGCGTTGCTGGCGAGTTTCGTGATTCTCTTGCTTTTTGGCACATGGGCAGGATTTTTCAACCAGGCGCTATTCCCGGTTTGAATGTTGATTTTATTCAAGCTGACCCTACTACTCGTATTTTTGCTGTCGAGGAAGGTGTTGACCATATTTATGCGCAGGTGATAAACCGCGTTAAGGTCAACCGTAAGCTTCCTCGTTTTGGTATTCCTTCAACTCTTGGTTAATGCTATGGCTTGTCTTTCTCCTGTTTACCGTAATGTTAAGGAACAATGGTTGCCTGTTCCTTGTGGCGGTTGCGTTTCTTGTCGCCGTCGGCGTACAGATGCTTGGGTTTTTCGTATGCTTCAAGAGGAAAAGCGATCTACTTCTGCGTTTTTTATTACTTTGACTTATGACCCGGCTCATGTTCCAATTTCTCCCAATGGTTTTATGACTTTGGACAAGGCCGAGTTTCCGCGTTTTATGAAACGTCTTCGCAAGTTGACTGATGCTAAGCTCAAGTACTATGCATGTGGTGAGTATGGGACTGATAACAAGCGTCCCCATTATCATGCTATTATTTTTAACGTTCCTGATGAGGCTTTGATTTTTGAGGCATGGTCTCTTGATGGCGTTAATTTTGGTCGTGTGGATGTTGGTCAGGTGTCTGATAAGTCCATTGCCTATACGGTTGCTTATGCTTCCAAGCATAACTGGCACCCTGACCACTCTCGTGATGATCGTGTACCCGAGTTTTCTTTAATGTCTAAGGGTTTGGGTAGTAACTATGTTACACCGGCTGTTTCTAAGTATCATAAGGCTGATCTTTCTCGTATGTATTTAACGAAGGAAGGTGGCGATAAAATCGCCATGCCTCGATATTATCGTGATCGTATCTTCGACGAGGATGAGCGTGCCGCTCAGCCTTCTATTATTGAGTTGTCTGTTGGTGAGAAGAATACCGCTAATTATAAGCGGTTTCTTCGTCTTTATGGTGATACTGATTTAACTTATCTTCAGTATCTTCAAACGCAGCGTGATGCTGCGGTTAACTCTTT